TTGGGTCGCCTTTTTTGCGCTGCGAGAGGCAAGGGCGCTGCTGGCAACGGTTGCGACGGCGGCTACGGGATTAGCCATTGGGGAACTCCGCTCGGTAGTCCGAGAATTTCTCGCCGTATAGTGCCATTACGGTCGGGGCTTTTTCCATAGCAGACTCATACCCTTGGCACAAGAGGATGACTAACAGCACGATGTCGTAATAGGCTGCTCGCCACATAAACGACCGCTCATCGGCTAGGTTAGAGCGTTCCGCCGTATGGGACGCCTCCCACTTGAGGATGGCGGTCGCCAATGCGGCTTGTAGGGCGGCGCTGTTGGCTGCGTAGAACGGATTGCCGGGAAAGGTCACAAGCGCCTTCCATACGGCTTCGTGAGCGGCCTGCGGGCGCACAAGGTCGCCGTCTACCACATCGTCGAAAAACTGCGTCAGCGCCCATAAGTCGAGCAGCCACGCGGCGGCATGGTCAGGCAACCCCCATGCCTCAAACTGCTGGAATAAGGTCTGCTCGGGGTTCACGATATCTCCCGCCCCGACGCACGGATGTTGATGGAGGTCGCCGTTGAGGCAAGGGTCGAGATATACCCACCGGGGGCCAGGATATGCCCAACTACCTCGGGGAACGTATAGGTCTCGCTCGGCAGCAAGGTCTTGCTTTTTATAATCAGGTTGTTATTTCCTGCAACGTCGAGGCTCGTCACCAAGTTGACCGAGATCGTCCGGGCCGAAGTGTCGTAATTGGTCGCCGTGAACTTGTCGATAATCGCCGTCACGTTGGTTGCGGTGTACTGCGTGGTCTGCGAGGACTCCGCAATTTTGGCCGGGATCAGGACTTTGACTTGAACTGCCATAGCAACCTCAACTGAATACGAATCGCACGCGACCCAGCGCACCCGGCTGGCCGTCGTTGCCGGCTGGGGAAGCGACGCCGGCGTTTCCACCGTTGCCGCCCGTCAAACTATTGACGCCCAAGATGCCAGCGGCCCCTTCGGAAGTATACGCTGCCCCGCCGTTTCCATTGGTGTTGGTGGTGTTGCCGCCCGAGGCAATTCCCCCTGCGCCTTGGCTTCCGCCGGCGTACGGCCCTGTGCCGCCTAATCCGCCCGTACAGACGATTTCATCAAGAAGGAAGGTTCCAGAGGAGACCGAGGAAATGCCGCCGCTATAGCCCACGGGATTGCCTGCGGTGCCTGGCGCTCCAAAGGCACCCACCGCGTAAGAAATGGTCTTGCCTACGTCGCCAGCCACGAGGCCGGTAATGATGCTGCGGGAGTAGCCGCCCGACCCGCCGCCGCCGCCGATAAGCGTCAGGGTGTCAAAGTCGGTGAACTGTTCAATGCTCCAGCCGCCGCCGCCGCAAGCGCCCCATACTTCGATGGAGACCTGCGTATAGCCCGAAGGGATAGTGACCGTGCCTGATCCTTGGTTGAAGTCGAAAACACCTGCACCGGCTCCTCCGGTGGTTCCAGCGATAGCAGCGGCAAGGGTTGCGCCGCCCATTAGGTTAGCCCCGCCCCGCTGATCAGCCACGAGGTCGCGGCGATCTTGACGAGGGTTGCCATGCCGTTGCGGGCGAGGGTTCTCGTGCCGGTAGTGACGGAATTGGCAAGGGTCATCGTGTCGGTCGTAATCGCAATCGAAAGCGCCGTAGCGTTTAGATTGACGATGATAATGACCGTTCCGACGGGAAAGGCGACCGCGCTATTGGCAGGGATTGTAAGCGTAAGGCTGCTGCCGTTCATCACGACGGACTTGCCCCGGTCAGCAAGGACAAGCTGGTAGTTAGCCGTCTGGCCGTTTGGCGGGGCGTCCCGATAGCCTACCGCCCAATTGCTGCTGGTCGGGGCGTTGTCGGGAACCTGCGGCGTCCCGGTAAACGTCGGGGACGCGATGGGGGCGTAGGTTGTTGCCGCCGTAAACGCCGAGACCGCATCGGTAATGCCATACCCTGCGAGGGTGGTGGGCTTGCCGGCAATAGACGCCCACGGCGCAGAAACCAGCGCCCCATCGTTGATGCCCCCTACGTTGTCCACGGAGTCCAAGGCGACATCATTGGCGTCTGTCAGGTCAAAACGATACGCCTGCCCTGCGGCAAGCCAAATAGCGTTTGGCGACCGTCCTGCCGAGTCCAAAACAATCGGGTTGGGGTTTTGTGTAATGCCCGACGCGGACTCATACGTTGCTTCAAGGGTGGTCGTACCGGCTTGGTACGTCCATATCTTGCCGCCCGCAAGGATATTGCCGTTGTTGTCGAAGAACTGCTGGCCTATGCCATAGGCTGAAAGAAACACGCTCATAGGCTCACCTGATTGACGGTAAGGATGACGGAAGGGATGGCGGGGACAGGGGCAGCGGCGGCTTTGGCAAGCAACTGCACATCGGTGGATGCGGTCTCCCACATCAACTGGAAGTAATCGCCGTTAGACATCTCCACAAAGAAGTTGGCAGCAACGAAGATTTCGGCGTCGTTGCCCTTAATGCGGATTTCGGAAGCAGAGTGCGCGATATCGGTGGTGTTGAGTTTGCCCCACACATGGGCTAGCGCATCGCCGCCCGCAGTCTTGTCAAACTGGATGGAGAACGCAAAGTTGTACAGGCCCGCGTTGTTGCAGTAAATCTGCGAGGTCGTTGTGCCTCGGCGGGTGCCGCGAGCGTATGCCGTGGTGTTGAACGTGACGGCATAGGCAGTGTTGGCTAGTGCGGCGGTCTGCGTGGTCGTGTCGTAAAACATCCCGTAGTCGGCAAATACGCGCTGTTCACGGGGAGGGGCGAGCCTGAGCGCGTCGATCTCCGCTTGCAACGTAGAAGCGTAGTCCTCCGCCGTGGAGGCGGGGGTCAACTCTAGGTCTGCGGTCGTGATGGAGGTCTGGCCTCCTCCGGTCAAGACAAACTGGTTGTTGAGAAACCGAAACCACTCGCGGCTGATCTGGCCGGTGCGCTGGTCAATAAACGGTACGCGAGGGGCGGGAATGTTGGTGATGTTCGTCACGCTGCCGTCCCCGTTATCGCAAGTTCCGCGCCCATAATGGCAACCTTGACGGGATCGGTTCCGCTGATCTCGTACACGCGATCGCGCAGTTTCATCGTCATGCCGAGACGCCGAAACAATACGCGAGTGCCGTATTGCCCTGTGCGGCCCATGCTGGCAAAACGCGGGTCAGACCATGTATGTCCGCCGTCGTCCGACCATCGCAGCATTACAAGAGGGTCTGCGCCGGTAACGATTGCGCGCTCAACTTCGATGTATTGAGGCGCATTACCCCCGCTAACGATGTACCCTATGCCGCCTGAATTGCGAATGACGTCCTCTGCGTCATAGCCCGTGCCGATGCTGCTTAGCACGATGTTCGATACGATGTAGTCATTCCCGCTTGAATCCAGCACCTGCCACGGCGGGCCGTTTATGACTTCGCCGCCCTGCTCGGTAATCAGGAAATCGCCGTTTTCGTCCAGCAGCAAAATTGCTTCGTCATACGCGCTATAGCCGACTGCGCCGACGCCAGTTTCGCAGTCAATTTGAAGGCTGTGATGGGCAGACCGCTTGAGGTTGTTCTGTCCCGTAGGCAATGCTCGCCACGACCGTAGCCACTTCTGGGCAAGGTCATCGTCGGCGTAAACATCGAGGTTGAGCGTGTAGATACGTCCGTCTTGGTAGTCCCCTACATGGGGCAGTCCGTTAAAACGAGCGTGCGAGTTACCACGATGACGCTTGAAGTCCCCGTTGCGGAACCCTGCTCGTTCGTGCCATGCGCCTGTGGAAGCGTCATAGACCCAAGTGGTGTCCGCGCCCGTGAAGTTCAGGACGTAGAACGTGTGGCCGTCCTGCTGGTAGGTATAGCCCACCGCGTCAGAAAGGTTGCCGTACTGCTGGATAGAATACTCCACGGCATGAGTGGAGACGCGCACGCCTTGGTAGCCGTTGGCGCGATAGACAATCCCTTGCCCTCTTGCATCAGCACCAAGCCAAAACACGCTGTTGTCCATCTTGGCGACGGAATAGGGGGCAATACAGCCGATCTCGTTGTATGCCCCTTGGATGCGCGAGAGCGGGAAGTCCGCATCGCCGCTGTTGTACCAGACCTCTACGGAGTTGGTGCCAAACAGCCACGCCTCGCGGTGGTCGATAATGAGCGACACCAGACCGTCGGGCGAGCCTTCCGCTGACGCAAAGTCAAGCGGGTCAATGGATGTGCCATCAAGCAGCGAGGTGACCCAAACTCGCTGACTGTCGGGTTCGTTGAAAACGAAATAGCCATCCAAGTATCCAACTGTCACCGCGCCAGGAAAGTCCTCGTCGGTGATCTGTGCAAACGCTAACGTCGATACGTTGTAGATATATCCGTCGGGGTTTGCGGCAATAAAAATCTGCGTGCCGTTGTCCGCCATTGAGACAGGGCCAGTCCCGCTTATCGCGCCGATGAGCGTCACAACATAGGCGGAACTGACGCGGAAAAACTGATTTCCACTGACGACGTAGAGCGTGTTTCCAAGCGGGTACAGCCCACGAATCGGGCCGGTGCCGACTGTAACGACTCGCGTTAAACCGGGACACCGCTGGAGGTATGCGGGTTCTTTGCCGCCTTCGGGAATCACCTCTGCATAAAGATTCACGCATCTGTTATCCGCCGCGTTTACGGATCGGATGACATAGCTGCTCCCGAGGATAGGCGACTTCATTTAGAAATTGCCACTGTAGATGTTGAACCTTGGGCGGTTCACGATCAGCGCGGCAGGCATTGCCATGATGTCTCGCGGCTCGTTGAGACGCTTGAGATTGCGCTTGCTGTACATGGCAATACGCTGAACCTGCGGGGAAGGCTCTACGCCAAACTCCGGGGCAAGTTCACACGCAAGGTTGTAGCGGAACGCTCGGAGGTAGCCTGGCGGAAACGCAAGGTTCGTGTCCAAAGTAGCCGGCTGCGTCAGCGGCTCTACCGATACGAAATGAAACTCCAAGTCCCGTGTCGGCACCGGATAAATGTACATTTCGATGTCGGGATAGGTGGCGTTGTACCAGAGAAGCTGCGGGTACGTTGAGCGCACCGTTTTAACGGCAATGTTGTTGTATTGCTCTTGGTTGATCATCTTGATCCCGAACGACACGTTGGTCGAGGGATCGCGGAAATAGGTGGCGTCATCCAACTGCACGGGACGTACGCCTACGAAGTCGCCCGTAGGGCCGAGGGTGCGGCTAATGGTGACAGCGGGCCAAGTAAACACTTGGTCGATGGTTGAGAACACGGCAAGTCGCTCCGTGTCCCACGAGTCAATCATCTGGTTAAGCGCGGTAAGGGCGTCCTGCGAGGTCTCCGCAGAAGGCACTTCGCCTTCAGCCAACACCCCGATCAGTCGCAACGCACCGTTGATCTGGTCGGCAGCGGTAGCCATGACTTACTCCTTGCGTTTGCGCTTCAGATTATTCTCTTTTGGCGGCGTGGGTTCAACAGGGTTGAACAGTTCCCACCCTTGCCGAGTGTCGTGTTCCACCTCGCGCTCAGAGGTGGCGACTTTTTCCCCATAAACGGGGTGACGCAGGTAATAGACCATAAGAAGCCCCGACTACCCTTTCGGATAGCCGGGGCGATTCTTTACGCCTTACGGTAGACAACCCAAGTGTTGTCCGCCGTTCGTCGCCACAAGAGCTGTGCCGACGTACCGTCGTTGATGACGGTGGCCCCCACGATAGACACGCCGGTGCCGGCAGAGAGCGTAATGTCTCCCGAGCCGGTGCCGATGTTGATAATCGTGGTCTCAAACGCCGAGTCGTTCTTGGCGTTTGGCAGCGCCGTATCCAACTGCGCCCCGGTCGGGGTGACGTAGGTGGCTGCGGTCGTGGACGGATTGGCGACGATCAGACCGCCATTGATCTGAAGGGTCGTGAGGGTCGCTGAACCAGCCGCAGTGGCCGGAGCCGACTGTACGCCCATGTAGACTTCGGCTGTATTGCCATCACCGATCTGATAGCCGCCGCCAGAAACAGGAAAACCAGGCATAGGAATACTCCTTAAATGTTGCCGTCGGTAACAGCGCGATCAGGACGACTAACGAGAACAAGGTAAACCTCGCTCGCCGTCGGCGTAATCGAGCCGCCCGTGTTGTTGCTGAAAGTGATTGCCAGCGTGTTGGCAGCGGATACGCGGTAGTTCACAAGGCCGAGTCCCGCTTGGGAAGTCGGCTTTGTGACTAGCACCATATCCCCCGGCAACAGCCCGTTGACCGTGAACGTCTGCTCTGCCGTGGTGTTGGCAGAGACAGCCGCTGGACTCAACGTGACGCTGATAACCGACTGCTTGGGAATGTTGCCAAGAACGTAACTCATGGCATTAACCCCAGAGTCGCACGGCCATCTGCGGGCGAATCACTCCGTAACCGTAGAGGACGTCGATACGGCACGGCATCCGGTCGTTGTTGATGTCGTACTGACGAACAACGCGGAGCGAAATGCCGTTGTGAACCTGCCGGGAAGCCATGTCCACGCCCTGCGGCATGAGCAAGTCAGCCGTGGCGAAGGCAATCGCGTCCTTGTGGTACACGAGGTTCTGCGGGAACTGCGTGGAGGCAGCGCCGAGGAACGTAACCGTGGCAAGCGACTGCGGGAACGAATCCACCGTGGCAAGCGCGCTCGCCGAGGTGTAAATCGCCGGAGAGATCGGCACCGACGCATACGCGCCACCCGAGGCCGTCACATCGGCAGTCACAACGAACTGCTGAAGCGAACCGGTGGACTCGCGGGTCTGCGGGTTAACCGCAAACACGTTGTTAATGGTGAACACATCGCCCTTGCGGATCGTCTGCGTGCCGGTGCCGGTAATGGCAATGGTCGTAGCGCCCTGCGAAGCCACAGTCGTCGTTACGGTATGCGCGCCCGTGCGCGTACCCGTGGTGTGCTGCTTGATGCTCTGCGACATGTTGATCTCGTCGAACCCAAGGATGCCCTCACCAAACATCCCGTTCTTGAACTGGGACGAAATGGTGCTGACCGGGTTGAAAAGACCTTTCATGCCCTCGACGAGCGCCGCATTAGCCGCCGGGTTTACGGTGACATAGCGCGGGTTCATGTTGGCAGCCGACTCGTTCAACTTCTGCCCCGCCTGAAGCAGCGCAAACGAAGTCGCCGGGGTCGTGCCGGGAGTACCGACCGACTGGTAGATGCTCTGGAACGAGTTGGCGACATCAGCGTCGATAGACGCCGCAAGCTGCGAGATACGCGGCTTGAGAACACGGTCGGCAAAGTCGTCCAACTGCATCGTCATTTCGGCAGTCGTGAAGTTGACGCCGATATGCTTCTGCGAGGACACAGAGAGCGTGGTGAACTGCTCGTTATCGTCCTGCACCTGAAGCGCGGCACCGTCGGTGACGAGAGCGCGGTCAGGCAGACGAATACGCAGCGTGGTGCCGATCTTGGCGCCCTGCACGGCAAACGAGTTGTCGTACTGGCGGTTAACGTTGCGCGTGATTACCAGATTGTTTTCCAGTCCTGGTGTTCGCCTAGGCTCGCTACTTCCTAGACCGCCCTTTCGGGCTGCTGCAAGTCACCTTGCAGAGCAGACTATCTCTTCACCCTCTTTTGGAGGGGCCGTGCGCTTCCAGCCGCTTGGCTGTACGGGCTTTCGCCCTAGTCGTTACACCTTGAATGATGCGGACAAACACCTTTGTTCTTGTGTTTGCCGACTTGGCAATTCATGCAGAGAACTTGGTACCCGGGCGGGAAGCCTTGCTTCTTTAGCCACGCGTAGAACGCGCTACCACCGCCTTTGTACGCACCGGATCGCCTTTCGGCTGCTCCGTTGTTCTCAACATGATCAATCGAAAGAAACATTCGCTCGGTTTCTTTGCAGCAAGCGCAGACGTATCCGCCGTATGCCGCATAAACCAAATCCTTTGTTCGGGCCTGAAGTCTCCGGGTTTTCTCCGCTTCGGCGGCTCGCATTTGAGCCGCTTGTTCTGGAGTTGCTTCCGCAAACTTCCGGTCGCGTAACGCTTTGCTGTAACCCTTGATCTTGTCGCGGTTAGCAGCGCGCCAGTCACGCATCCGATTCCGAATCTTCTCTCGATTCTGCGCTCTGTACTTTTCCTCATTTCGCCGTTGAGCGAGTTCGGTTTCGTTCAGGTCGCAGTCCTTTCGTCGTTTCCGCCTCAAACCTTGGCTCGGTGTTTCCATGTAATCATTCTACATGGGTTTCACCGAATTCACACGGTTAATTTGCCCCGGAATTACTCCCGGGTGAGACTGAAGTTAATCTCAAGCGCCTTCCTTGTGATCATATCGATCGTAAGAAGGCTGTTACTCATGGCATAAAACTCCTATTCGATGGTTAACGACGTGCCTCCCACTTTTTGGCTTGCCGTCGGCGCTCTGCCTCGATCCATTCCGACGTACTCATGGCCGATATTGACCGTGGGTCGGTGGTGTCGTAACTCGCGCCGCTGGAGCCTTTGGCCGTTACCGGCTTGATGGGAGGCGGGGCATTGGTGGATTTCTTGACCGGGGGGTTATCGGCCAACTTGGCCTCAATCCGTCCGATCTCCTTGGCTTGCATGAAGGGCGACAAGCGGGAAATACGTTCGGCTTCGCGGGGGTTGGCTCCGAGGTAATACGCAATGTCGGGGCCAACTTCGCTTGCCTGAATCGTCTGCGCCATCACGGTCGTAATCGGCAGGTTCTGGTTGTACGCAACTCGCTCAAAGTCGTCGTACTTTTCCCGAGCCGCTTCCTCACGTTCGTGATAAGCACTCAAGAGTTCGGCTTGCTCTCGCTCTGCTTCCCGCTTCGCAAGCAGTTCTTCAGCCTTGCGAGCCGCTAGGGCTTCCGCATAAGCGTCAGGGTCTGCTTCCTTGTCGGGAAGTTCGGCAGCGTCCGTTTTGGGCGCTTTGAGTGCCTGCTCCCGTTCCCACTTGCGACGTTCTCGCGCAAGTCTTTTGCCTACTGCTGCGTCCAACTCCTCTTGAGTGAACGTCTTGGCAGGCTCCGGCGTTGGCTCTTGGGCCTTAACTTCGGGTTCCGGGGTCGCCGTGACTTCCGGTTCCGACACGGCTTCCGCCGCTACTTCAGGGACAGTTTCGTCCGTCATAAAGTTTCCTTTCGGAATCCTGGTCTACCGGGCCAGTACGGTGTGGACATTACGCCACAAGTAGTTTAAGTGCAACATTAGTTCAAAACGGCGTTTTTGATAACGCTGAACTGAAATATAGGCTGCTCTGTCGTGGTGCCGCCCGTGGTGTAAAACGTGATCTGGCACGACCCTGCGGAGATGTTGGTAACAAGGATGACGTACCTATCGGTACCAGACCGCTGATTAACTACCACGGTGTCCAGCACGCCAATAAACGAATTGGTCAGCGTAAAAGTGGTCGGCGTCGTCGTTCCTGCTGCGCTAAACAAAGTAATTTGGCCGCGCACGGCGTTATTAACGACAGTAGTGGTTCGGCTTGTTTGTTGCGTTGCAGCATTATCAGCGTTAGCCGAATACAGGCTGCGCCCGATTTCTACCCAAGTCGAAGCGTCTCTCCGAAGCAGGATAAGGAAATCGTTACTGCTGGTGCCGACTAAATTTACATTGTTTTTAAGAACAATGTTGGCGTTATTTTCAATGGTCACCACGTTTGCAAGGCGAACGGTAATGATTTGCCCAGGATTTGCGCCGGTAAAATTCGTAACGGTAGTTGGCGTTGTGTACGCTGCCAACGACACATAATCGTTATAGGCGACGTTAGGCTGCGCGGTGCCGTTGGGGTATTCGTAAACGGAGATGTTGCCGTTGACGGGGGAGTTTCCCTCGACGACCGAAAACATAGCCCGCCCACGCGCCCAACTGTAAAACCCAATGCCATCTTCGCTTGGAAAAAATGAGTTGTCGATAAGCCGGTGGCTGTTTGAACTTCCGGCGTTATCTTCCGCCATTTCCAGTTGGAAATTTGGGTTACTGTTTGCCACCATGTTTCCTATGATGGAACATTCGGTTAACGCATAGTTTCCCGCCCCGTCACTGACTTGATTGGTAAAGATTGCGGGCACGGGGTTGTCGTTGTTGATGATATTGCCGTGGATGCGAACCCCTGTCGTAGACGATCCCGCAAACCCATTAACGTCGCCCGCCGCCTTAAGGTAAGCATATGACGCGGGGTTTGTAGTAGTGTTGTTCCACGCCGACTCTACGCCAATTGACGCTCTTTCCGTTCTTCCAAAAAACGTATTGTTAACGAAAGCGCAACGGCTTGATTGCACGCCGCAATATGCAAAATACTGCGGTGCAAAGCCTCCGGTAATGCGGATGTGATTATTGCTAAAAGTGTTGGCCGGGCATCCAACGTAAGCGTTTAGCGTGGCCTCACCTACGGCAACGCCGGTTTGAATGTTGTTGGCGTCTACGAGGTTGTCACGCGATCCGTAAGCAAAATGAATTGCTGACGAAATGTTGTTGATAATGGTGTTGCCAGTGATGTTGTTGTACTGGCATACGTTTTGAGCGGAAATGCTGCGAACGTTGCTGCGGATTACATTGCCAGTAATGCTGGTGTATTGCGCTGCGGACAAGTCAATGCCGTAGTACCCGCCTTCCAATACGTTGTCTGCGATGACGTTCCATTGGCCGTACCACGTTGCGCCAGCGGCAGTAAATGTCGCTTTCCAGTACGCCGTTGGGCTGGCGTAAGGGGTGATATTAAGCTCGGAATTAAGAACGTCGATGGCCACGCACGGGCCATTTTCAGTTTGAGCAATCGTGGCGAAATTGCTCCCGGTAATGACGTTGCTGACAATCTGGTTGTAAATCGTAAACGATGTGCCAGCAAGGTATGACCGCAGCCAAATGCCGCCTTTGCCAGCCGCCCAATTGACATTGATAATCGTGTTGTTAATAAACGAACAGAACTGTACGTTTTCCCCCAGAATCACGGCGCGATTTCCGCCTGCAATACCCTGGTTGTTTGCGTCAATACGCAGGTTTTCAATAGCGCAGTACACCACGTTTGACGCCTGCCCAGACTGCTTTCCGCGCAGGAGAATGGTTGCTGTGCTGGTCGTAAAGAGGATTTGTCCGCCTTCGCCGCGCAGCCCTCGCACACCGTTGTCTACAACGATGACGCCAGATACGAGGTAAATCCCCGGAGGAAATACGACAACGGCATTGGCGGTTTTAGCTGCCGCCAGAGCATTGTTAATTGCGGTGGTGTCGTCAGCTATGCCGTTTCCTGTTGCCCCGTAAGCCATTACGTTAATGGCGGGAAGCATAGACAATATCGAAGTGCGCTTGGTTGCGCCGCCCTGAACGACTGGGACTTGCTCGCCACCAGTTAACGGCAGGGTTGCTGGCGGGAGATTGGAGATTTTGATGTTAGGCATGAATCTGCTCCTGTCCCGGTTAGTTGCTT